TACTGATGAGTCGCCAGAAGCGCAGATGATGCGCGCTCAAATGAACGATATGGCGAACCAGATGGAACAGACAGCGGCGCTCGTCCAGCAACTGCAACAGTCATATGATATGCAGAAACTGGCTATTGACGAGCAAAATACGCAGATCAAGGCGTATGATGCGGAGACAAAACGTCTTCAAGCCATGCAGAGCGGCCTGTCACCTGAACAGATCCAAGACATTGTGATGGGAACTGTCGCGGCGGCAATGGACACAGGTGACATTGTGCCTAGATCGTCACCTATGCAACCTCAATTACCGGGATTAGAATAATGAGCTGCGCGGATCTAATTGGACACCTGTTTTTAGCCCGCGATGTGACGCATAGCGTGCATTTAAACACGCGATCATATGCGAAACATAAGGCTTTAGGCGGCTTTTATGGCAAAGTCATCGACTTAGCCGACGATTTAGCCGAAGCCTACCAAGGTAGACACGGCCTAATTGGGCCAATTACGCTCCATTCAGCCAAGAAAACCAACAATGTCGTTGAGTTTCTTGAAGATTCGCTGAAAGACGTTGAAGAAATGCGGTATAAGGTCTGCGACAAAGACGATACGGCGATTCAGAACATTATTGACGGTATCGTAGACTTATACCTATCAACACTGTATAAATTGAAATTCCTAGCGTGAGGAAATCATGGCATATGCTCTAAATCTTACAGCCACTTCGCAAGTTAAAGTAGGGCTTGCCAAGGTTAAAGGCGTTTTTGTTAGTTCTGGCTCATCGCCGACCATCGCAGTTTACGATTCAGCGACGGCTTCGACTTCAGATCCTGTTGTCGTATCTACTTTTACGGGCGCAGTCCCAGGCAACTACTCATTTCCGCCTGAAGGTGTCACGTTAAGTAAAGGTCTGTATGTTGTCCTCGGCGGCACAAATCCAAATGTGACGGTCTTTTACGAGTAATTTAAATGGCCTTTATTTATAATCTTAGTGACACTTGGAATGACGTAGCAACCACATGGAACGGCATTAAATTAGCCGTTACCGACACTGGTTCGTCAGCAACATCCAAGCTCCTGAATTTAACGATTTCGGGGTCTTCTACAGGGTCATTTACCGTCGATAAGAGCGGTAATTTGCTCCTTTCCGGCTCTGTCAATAAGATTACAATGACGGCTCCAGCCACTGGCGCGACGCTGACGCTGGCTGACGGGTCTACTTTTGCGACTTCTGGCGCTCATAGCGCCACTTTTACTTTTAGCGGCACGACTGCGCTGACGTTCCCAACGAGCGGCACGGTCACAGCGCTCGGTAACACCACAACAGGCTCTGGCAGCATCGTCTTAGCGACCAGCCCGACGCTTGTGACGCCTGCACTCGGCACACCGTCATCTGCAACGCTAACAAATGCTACGGGTCTGCCGATCTCGACGGGTCTAACAGGCACCGGCACGGGTGTATTGACGGCTCTTGCTGTTAACGTCGGCTCTGCGGGCGCATTTGTTACGTTTAATGGCGCGCTTGGCACTCCTTCTAGCGGCAATCTAGCAAACTGCACGGGTATTAGCCCAAGCAACATCAGCGGACTTGGCACAGGCGTAGCGACATGGCTTGCAACGCCATCTAGTGCCAATTTAGCGGCTGCGGTTACAGACGAAACAGGTTCTGGCAACCTTGTATTTGCGACCAGCCCAACACTTGTCACCCCTAATCTTGGGACGCCTTCTTCGGCGACACTGACAAATGCGACGGGATTACCTATTAGCACAGGCGTTAGCGGCCTTGGGACAGGTGTTGCGACGTTCTTGGCGACGCCATCGAGCGCTAATCTTGCATCGGCTGTCACGGATGAAACAGGATCGGGGTCGCTAGTATTTTCGACTGCCCCGACATTCGGCACCAATATTACGGTTGGCACCGCGTCATCTTCGACCGGCATTGTCAATCTCAAAGGCACAACGTCTGGCACCGTTGCTTTGTCTGTTGCTGATGCGGCAGGCACATGGACGATGAAACTGCCGACATCGGCAGGCACGAACGGTTATTATCTTCAGACTGACGGTCTTGGCAATACGACTTGGGCGGCAGGCGGCGGTGGTGGCGGTGGCTCTCCTGGCGGCTCAACGACGCAAATTCAGTATAATAACGCAGGCGCTTTTGGTGGTTCGCCAGCATTTACGTTCAACGGCACAACGACTGTTGGCCTCGGCGTCGCCTCAACAACGACAGGCATATTTAATCTTTACAATTCAGCCAGCGCTAGTGCAGTTAGCATCAAGTCCGGCAATAATGGTTCTGCTTGGTCGTTAACGCTGCCTACTTCGGGCGGTTCAGCTAACTACTTCCTGCAAACTGACGGCTCTGGCAACACCACATGGGCAGCGGCTGCGGCAGGCACGATTAACAGCGGCACAGCTGGTCAGATAACCTATTATAGCGGCACAAACGCGCTGTCTGGCACAACAACCGGCACAGGCGTTGTTACCGCCCTTGGTGTAAATACAGGTTCTGCCGGAGCTTTTGTTGTTAATGGTGGAGCTTTAGGCACGCCATCCAGCGGCACGCTGACAAGTTGCACTGGCTTACCACTCTCAACTGGCGTCACAGGTACACTCCCTGTTGCTAACGGCGGCACTGGCCTTACCAGTTTAACAACTGGATACATACCATATGGTAACGGGACGAGCGCGTTTAGTTCGGTAAATACTTTTAATTTTAATGGTTCATCTCTTGCGATTGGCGTTACGGCCCCAACTGCACGACTTGATGTTTATGGATCAGGAGGCGGTACTACTGGCAATGTTTGGGAGGTTCAGTCAGCAGCAATAGGCGGGGCAAATGCTGGCGCTACAATTAATAATGGCGGCGTATTAAGTTTTGACGGCACATTCACCACCGCAAATAGTAGAGCAAATTTAGCGTGGATCAGAGCGGCTAAAACTACGTCTACAGACGGCGACGCAACGGGAAATTTAATTCTCGGCGCAAGATCCGGCAATATCATATTTACTAATGACCCAGCATCAGGCGGCACAGCCACCGAAAAAATGCGTATTTTGTCAACCGCATCTACGCTTGCTATTGGCACAAGCGCGGCTACAAACCCTGGCTCCGTTCAGTTATATGGCTCAACTTCAGGTTCCGTTACAGTAAACACCCCGGCTGTTGCAGGCACAACAACATTTACGTTGCCAGGATCTAACGGAACCAACGGCTACGCTTTAACAACTAATGGTTCAGGCGTCACATCTTGGAATGTTCTTGGTGTTGCTGGCGGCGGCACAGGTCTGACCAGCGGCACGTCAGGCGGCGTTCTTTACTATAGCGCTACAGGCACACTTGCATCGTCAGCGGCTCTTGCTGCTAATGCTCTTGTTATCGGCGGCGGCGCTGGCGCAGCACCTTCGACAACTACCACAGGCACGGGCGTTCTTACAGCTCTTGGCGTTAATATTGGCTCTGCTGGCGCTGTTCTTACGACCAATACAAGCAATACTATTACGATAGGCTATAAAGTAACTCCATATAGCATTAGTTCTTGGACTAGCTTTACCATTGATCCTGCCAACGGAAACTATCAATATGGCACAAATAACGGTGCCATTACGATAACAGCCCCTGCTTCGGATTGCGCGGTAGATATTTACATAGCCAATACTACTGGCGCAGGCACAATTACTTTGTCTGGATTTACTACAGTTTCAGGCAATACAGGTCAAACACCGCCTACGACAACGACAGGCAAATGGATTCTTTCAGTTAGACGCATAAATGGCGTTTCATCTTATGTTGTTAACACGATAACCGCATGATTATCTTACCAGATAAAAATATACCTAAATTCTTATTGCCTGTCCCTAAATATGATTGGCACACGCCATCACAGGCGCAACAAAAAGATAGTTTTGGGAATGAGAATCGAACGTATTTTTGTGTGCGGGCAAGAGCTAACGATGGCGGCGTAGTTTGGACGGGCTGGTTTGAAGACCGTGATGATGTAGACGCTTTTCTTTTTGCTACTGTTACAGGTTCCTTGCGCGTAGAAACGCCGTTATGGAAACTTCCAACACCTGCTTGGCACCCTGGTATTGCTGAAGAATTGTCATACGATTTTGCCACTACATCCTTTCTAACAGGAACAAGCGCCAGTAATCAGACTTACAACGTTCCTTCTGACTGGAATAGCAGCAATAATTCTATTGAAGTTATCGGTGGCGGCGCATCGGGAAGCGGTGGCGGCGCGGTTAATTACCCTGGCGGCGGTGGTGGCGGGGCATATGCAAAAGTCACCAATTTAACTCTGACGGCGAGCGGAACAGCAACATATAGATTAGAGGCTGATGTGTCGGGTGGGTCATCTACAGGTTCAGCCGTTGCAGGAAATGCCGGAAAAGACGCATGGTTTTCTAATAGCGGTGCGGCTCCAACAACTACAAGCCAAGGAGCTTTAGCTAAAGGCGGATCTAATGCACAAGTTAATACGTCTACAGGATCCGGAGGCGCATCAGCTTCTTGTATAGGGTCAACTACTTATTCTGGCGGTAATTCTACGGCAAGCAGCACCGGAGGAAGCGGCGGCGGCGGCGCGGCGGGAAAAAATGGCGCGGGGAATAATAGCACTGTTTCCGGTGTAAGTGGATCGACCGGCGGCTCCGCCGATGCAGGCAATGGCGGTTCTGGGGGTGCGGGCGCGTCTTCGGGGACTGCGACCGCAGGCGGAAATGGAACTGAATGGCAAGCCTCACCGGCCAGAGGTTCTGGCGGCGGCGGCGGCGGCGTAGGTGGAACAACTAATAATGCAGGCACTGGCGGCGCGGGTGGTAGTTATGGCGGCGGCGGTGGTGGTGGTGGCGCGTCAGGTAATAATCTTGGAACTGGCGGCGTTGGAAAGCAAGGTCTCATAGTTATTACATACGAGCCTATTGTCCCTGGCTCTTTTCCAAATTTACCTATGTTAGGAATGTAAAATGGAAGAAGTCGGTTATAAGCTGATAAATGTCAGCGATGATAGCGTAATTGAACAATGGGGCGGCGTTTGGGGGCAATGCCCAGCGGTTCCAAACCCTATTTATTGTCCGAATGGCGATGTCGTATTTGGCCCAGAAGTTAATGTTGAATATTCAGGAGTTAAATTAATTCCTTGGATGTTGGATGGCCCACCTGTGCCTCAACAAGTGCCTATGTGGGCTGTTAGAACAGTGCTTCAAAACGACAATTTGTTTGACCAAGCACAAGCGGCTATTACGGCATCCACAGACAATGCTCTTAAAAATGTCTGGGAATATGGCAATTTTGCCGATAGAAACTCAAAAGCTATTGCATCTTTAGCTACTGAACTTGGGCTTACAGACGCTCAAGTAGATCAAATGTTTTTCGACGCAAACAGTCTGGAAGTATAATGAAGATTGAACTTACACCGCAGCAATGGACGTATATTCTAAACGCTTTGGGCCAACGTCCTTACATTGAAGTTGCTGAACTCATTGCAGAGATTCAAAAACAAGCCGTTGACGATGTTTCTGTAAACGAGTAAATATATACGTTACCGACTAGCCGGATAGCTAGGTTAGAAAGGAAGTTGCCTTGAGCGACGAAGAACAGGCTGTAGCGGAGATCAGCCCCGCGCCGGAACAGGAAGCCACGGCGGCACCTGAATCTGTTGAGACGACGCCGGAGGAACAACAGTCTACGAAATCGTTCTCTCAGGAAGAGTTGGACGCGATTGTAGGCAAACGCCTCGCAAGAGAACAGCGCAAATGGGAAAGAGAGCAGGCCCAACGGCTTGCGGAGCAACAGGCTAGACAGCCCGTCGCACCTCCGCCCGCGCCAGATGATTTTGAGAACGCGCAAGCCTATGCGGAAGCATTGGCAGAGCAAAAGGCTCAAGAACTCTTGGCACGACGAGAGGCCGCAAGACAACAGGCAGCTCTGCTTGATTCGTATAAAGACCGCGAAGAGGAAGCCCGCGAGAGATACGATGACTTTGAACAAGTCGCGTATAACCCGAACCTCCCCGTAACGGACTATATGGCTCAAGCTATCCAGGCTTCAGACATTGGCCCCGAAGTGATCTATCACTTAGGGTCTAATCCAAAAGAGGCCCAACGGATCGCCAATTTGCCGCCGATTTTGCAGGCAAAGGAGATCGGTAGGATCGAGGCCAAATTGGTCGCGGAACCGCCGACAAAACGCACTTCAACTGCGCCAGCTCCTCTTGCTCCTGTCACGGCTACTCGGTCAAGCTCCGGCCCTAGATATGATACGACAGACGCACGGTCGTTAAAGTCGATGTCAACATCAGAATGGATTGAAGCCGAACGGTTGCGACAGATCAAGAAGTGGGAAGCGCAAAACCGTAGGTAACTTAGGTCATGTCAAACTCAATTTTAACAATTGACATGATTACTCGCAAGGCTCTTGAGATCCTTGAGAATAATCTTGTCCTTACGCGCACTGTAAACCGTCAATATGACGACTCTTTCGCTGTAGAAGGCGCTAAGATCGGCTCAACCCTCCGCATCCGTCTTCCTGACCGCGCATTGGTCACGGACGGCGCTGCCCTTCAGGTTCAGGACGACAACGAGCAATACACCACGCTCACTGTTTCCAGCCAGAAGCACATCGGCGTGAACTTCACGACCGCCGAACTTACGATGCAGTTGGACGACTT